TCGGACGTGTATATCGAGACCACCGGCAATGAGATGGGAATCAAGGAATACGCCGCGTGGGACCGAATCTTCAACGATTACATGGAGGGCGACACCGCCAACCGCAAGAAGACCCGGACTCTGCCGGACGGATTCAAAGCCGTCTTCGCTCCGACCATCGAAGAGAGGTTCAAGGCCGATTACGTCGAGTCCATCCTCAAGCGTTTGGCCGGGATGTTCGGTATCTCCGCTATGCAGTTGGGTGTGTTGCCTCGAACGGGCTTAAGTTCCGGCAAGGGAGCGCAACAGGGCGACGAGGACAACGCCGAGACGGTTTCCACGAAGCCAATGCAGAACTTCATCGAGGAGTTTGTCAACTCACTGTCTCGCAGGTACTTGGGAGCGACGAAGAACGTCACCTTCAGACTCTCAGACGACAAGGGCGGTGAGGATGACGTGATGCTCGCCAACGCCGCCAAGATCAACACCTCTTCGGGCGTGATGACGCTGAACGAACAACGACGGCTGCTCGGGATGGACGACTACGACTTCGACGGGGCCGATGAGCCCTTCATCGTGGCGGGAAACGCCATGATCTACGTTCGTGGTCAGTTCGGGAATCAACAGATAGCAGGACAACAGGCGATAGGAGCGACGAGTGACGGTACACCACCGAGTCAAGAAGGCGAAGAAGGCTCACAAGACGGCAGTGAAGAAGGTAGCGGTGAAGGCGGCACGGCGCAAGCTCCGGTAACGCCAGAGAACAAGACGAACGAGGTCAAGGCCTTTCGCGCGTTCTCATCCAAGCCTCGCTCACGAGAGTTCGTGTTCAAGTTCCACACACCTGAAGAGGCTGAATCGTTGAAAGTGAAGATAAGCGATACCCCAAAAGGTTCGATTACTAAGAGAACAGCCAATCAACAGCCGTCCTTCGACAAGTTGAAGGAACTAGCGAAGAAGCACGCGACGTTGATAGCGACGGCCATAGTAGGCGGTTTCTCAGGCGTTTCTACTGCCATTTCTCAGACCATGAATCACGAAGCCACCTCAGACCCGGCAGTCATCCCGACACTCGCTAGGAGTGCGGTCAACACTTTCGTCTCCTTCGACCCTGAGCAGTCAATCCAAGCCTTTGGTGATTTGTACAACGCGACATCATCAGTCGTACAAAGCGCGGCTGGGGATTTCTTCAACACCTCTACCGCGTCTCAGTCGATTGATCAGTTGCTCGCCCAACGTCAGATAACCCTGCAAGGCATCTCAGACTCATCCATGAAGCGTATTTCAGACGCCATCGCTAACGGTGTGACGAACGGCGACAGTCACGCACAGGTCACGGATGCGGTAAATGCGATGATCGCAGACCCGGCACGAGCCAACGTCATCGCAATAACCGAAACGAACCGCGCCTACAACCAGCAGTTCCAAGATCAGTTACAAGCCTCCGGTGATACCCAGTGGGAATGGCTCGCTGACGCTGATGCGTGTCCTGAGTGTTCAGACCTAGCCGGACTTCACTCGTTCGGGGACTCGATTCCGCCTGAACATCCGAACTGTAACTGCCAAATAGTGCAGGAGTCAAACTAAACGTCACCCCTCCTCCTTAGACCAGTCACGGGAGCGCAGGAGGGCGATGGCGGTTCCATAGGTGTCCCACTTGACTTGGGCGGCAATTCTGGCGTTCATAGTCGTTGATTCATCTGCCACGGCGCTCGCCCAAATTACAATTTGCCAGTCCAGCGCCTCCACGATTCTCTCCACTGCTTCAGAGACGGCCCGACGATTGATTCCGTTGATGAGCCGGTCGGTCAAGTAACTGGCGTAGGGGTCGTCGGGGTAGCGCCGGGTGATTGCCCTGAGAACGTCATCAAGCGACCCGAAGTCCTTTTGAGTGTCGCGCATCCGTTCGGCGTCAAGGCGCAGTTCCGCTATCTCAGCGTCTTTGAGTTCTGCCATGCGGTGAACGTCGCAGGGGAGAGGCGAGTCGCACTCGACGCAATCTCCGGCGTACAGTGCCGCATGAACTGAGCCATCGTCCTCAATCGCGCGGTGCTTCGCCAGTAGCGCGGCTTGCTCTGAGGTGGTCATTTGTTCGTCCTTTCCACGGATATAGATAACACTCTAGCACCCCGACAGCGCCATAGCGAACCTAATTACACGCTTGTAAGATTCTGTGCAGGACTAAGGAGAACCGATGTCGGATATCACATACGCCTACCTGGGCAACCTCATGAAGTCACGAGACGAACAGGGTTTCCTGCACATCAAGGGCATTGCGACCGACGACACGTTGGACTTAGACGGGCAGATTTGCGACCCGGAGTGGCTTGAGGGTGCGATGGCCCAGTGGTTCAAGGTCGGCAACATCCGCGAGATGCACCAATCCTCAGCGGTCGGCAAGGCCACAAAGATGACCCAGGACGGCGCGAAGTTCTCCATCGAGGCCAAGATCGTTGACCCCGTTGCGGCGCTGAAGTTCGATGAGGGTGTCTACACCGGACTGTCAATCGGTATCAAGGGCGCACGAGTCGATGAGTCCAAAGACGCCCTGAAGCGAGCGCCTAATGGCGTCATCATGGGCGGTCGAATTGTCGAAGTTTCCGGCGTGGACCTGCCTGCCAACCCTTCAGCCGTTCTCGAACTGGTCAAGACCGTGGGCGCGGACACGTTCAAGACCGACGCGCTGGGAGATTTGGAGAAGGCCGGTGACCCGGACTGTGAGACGTGCGACGGGACTGGAAAGATCAAGGACGGGAATGTCGATTGTCCCGACTGCGTTCAGAACAAGGCCGCGACACCCTACAAGCCGACTCCGTACAAGAAAGACCCTGACGAGACTGTTCAGTGCCCCAAGTGCGACCGATTCAACGACACCGACGCTCACTTCTGTGACCAGTGCGGATTCAAGTTGGACGGTGCGACCGACGTTGAGGTGAAGACGGTTGAGGGAGATGTCGAGAAGAAACTCGTCTCCACGAAGGAACAGAACGACCTGCCAGACTCCGACTTCGCCTACATCGAGCCCGGTGGGAAGAAGGACGACGACGGAATGACCGTTCCGCGCTCACTGCGTCACTTCCCAATCCAAGACGCGGCGCACGTCCGCAACGCCCTGTCGCGCGCCCCACAGTCGCCCTTTGGCGACAAGGCGATGCCCAAGATTCTCGCCGCCGCCAAGAAGTTCGACATCAAGGTGTCTAAGTCTCTCGACGCCGTACTGACCAAGGCCGCTGACGAGGACATGAAGCACGACCCGGCGCAGTTGGGCGAGATTCGCACTCTGCTCGTTTCGAGTATCAACGCCGAACTCTCAGAACTTGAGTCCGGTTCAGACGATGAGATGTCCGATTTGTATCAACTGCTCAACGCACTGGGGATTTTCCTTTCCTGGTGGGAAGACGAAGCCGCCGAAGGCGAAACGGAACCGCCGTTTCCCGAGAATGATGGAGACGACACAATGGCCTACATTGCAATGGGCATCAGCCCCGACCTCGTGAAGCGCGTCTCAGCGCCGGAGGCTACCGAAGAGGACAAGATCGAGTTCAAGAGCGAACTACTGAAGTCGCTCGGACTTGACGAGATCGCTACAAAGGCGGAGTTGGAAGAACTGCGAGAGGTCAATAAGGGCTTAAAGGCAGCGCTTGAAGACGTACGCGAGATGGCGGCACCGAGCCAAGTGGCTCTTAGGGCAACATTCGACCAGCAGAACAAGTCTGCCGAGGCCGATGATCTTGAAATCAAAGCACGGCATTACCGCATGACCGCACTCGCACAAACGGACAAGGCAGCAGGAGCGCAATACTCCGAAGCCGCTGACGAACTGATGAAGCGCGCCGCCGAAATCCGTCAATCCAACTAATTCTCTAGGAGAGAAAATGACCGATGTAATCACCCCCAATGAACTCTTTGATGGTCCTAGTGCCATCGAGAAGTTCGAGACTCTGAAGGACCGCTTGATCCAAAAGGGCCTCGCGACCGATGCCCTCGCCTCTCGTGGCGAGATCGGCTTCGAGAAGAAGCAGGGAACAGTCCTCAAGGGCGCTGCGGCTCAGAATGAGTTGCTCGTCAAGGCCGGCGTCACCCCTGACGTCATCAAGGAATGGACGACCAATGCACCTATCGCCTCGTCCGCGATCAACGTCGCCTCGCTCACCCCGTACGACTACGAGCAGGAAGTCCTGTGGCTCGTGCCGAACGACACCCCCATTCGCAACTCCGTTGCGCGTGAGAAGGGCGTCGGCGAGGGTACTGAGTACCGCCGTCTGACCGGTCTGTCGAACTCCCGTACCGCTGGAGCCGCGAACCTGTCGCCCTACTTCGTCTCTGAAGGTACTGCCAACGTCACCAACGGCGTGAACCTGAACCGTGCGCCCATCATGGGCGAAGTCGGTGACAAGACCTGGAAGCCCTACGTTGAGTACGGTTTGCAGAGCCAAGTCACGATGAAGTACCAGTTCGCTGCTCAGGGATTTGCCGACATCCGCGCTCTGTCGCACTTGTCGCTCCTGCGCTCGGGCTGGTTCGCTGAAGAGAACATGTTGCTCAACTCGACCTCTACGGCAACGTCAATCGCTGGTCTGTCGGCTACGGCCACCGCCTCGGGGACTGGTACGGGTCTTCCGGCTACCACTTCTGGTGCGGTGACAGTCACGCTGTCGAGTGCTTGGGGTGAGTCGCAGGGATTCTCTGCGGGTACGTTGACCGTCACGGCTGGTCAGGGCGTTGCTCTGTCCTTCACGGGCACGATTCCCGCCGGTGTGGTGGCGATCAACACGTACTACACCGCCGCGGGTCCCGTGTACTACAAGGGCACGACTGTTCTAACGAACGGTACGACTCCGACCACGTTCTCAATCGTCGCGGCTCTGCCCTCGACGGCTGCGGACAACGGCTCGTATCCGAACTACCTGTTTGGTGGAACGTTGATTCCCAACGCCGCGTCGGGGTCGGTTGTGGGTTACGACGGAATGGTGTCGAACTTCTCGGGTGCGAACTCGGGTTACGTGAAGTCGCTCAACGCTGCTCTGTCAACCACGAACCCGTTCACTGAGTTGGAGACTGCCTTCCAGACGCTTGCTCAGGGCAACGCGGCTCGTCCGAACCAGATTTACACTACGTACTCGATTCGTGGTGCTTTCTGGGACATGCTGAAGAACGGCAACTCTGGCGCGACGAACTTCCGTGCGAACTTCACCCTCGGCAACGACGGTGTTATCGCCGGTGGTGCTGTTGCGTCGGTCGTCAACCAGGCGACTGGTGACACGATCGAAGTCATTGGTCACCGCTTCGCCCAGCCGGGTACCGTCATCATCCACTCGTCCAAGGTGCCATGGGCTGACAGCAACATCACCGCGACCATCAAGGTCAAGTCGGTTGTGGACCAGATGGTGCTGGACTTCCCTCAGGTTGGTATGACCTACGACGCTCAGACCTACGGCTACGGAACTGCACTGTTCCAGGCCCCGGTCCTGTCGGGCATGTTGATCAACGTACTCAACTAGTAGGAGGTTTCTGGGGGTCACGGCGTCGGCAATCCGCCGTGACCCCCAGGATTTACCATGAAGATACTGTCAGACGCTCCAGGTATGAGAGAGTTCACCGTCAACGACGGCAAAGTGATCAAACGTCAGAGAGATGGCGGTTTCCAGGTTTCTACCCAACTCGGTAAGGCCCTCGCAAAGACCGGCGAGTGGACCGTAGCGGGCACGACCCTTCGTAGCGCACAAGGCTGGATATGTCAGAATTGCGGGTTTCTATCCGTGTTTAAGAATCGGTGCGGGCGTTGCACCGGAACAGACCTGGTAGAGGAATGAAACATCGACTCTGTCCCGGCTGTGGTGGGGTAACCGAGAAAGCCCAGGACGGCAGTTGGATTCACTCCGACGACAAAAGCCCTGAATGTGAGGACTCGTGACTTGGATTCACAACGTCTA